CTTAATGTTAGCGTACTGCGTCACTTCATAGACGTATGCGGCACGGTTTGACGCATTGCCCTTACGCTTATATGCGCCTACCTGCACACGATACATCTTGCCTGTGGGTGTAGGTGTGGGCGTAGGAGTCGGCTGCGGAGTAGGCGTATCACCTGTCAGACGAGCCTTGAACGTCTGCCATGCACTCGCATCACCAGACGCCTCATTCCAACCAACGACACCGGGACAGAATTTCCCGTTTACATCATAGTGCCTGATCACATGGTCAGCAGAGATGCCAAACTGCTGCATGAGATATTTCGCCAGCTTCACCGCACCGTCAATGGTGGCCTGTTCGAAGTACCAGTTCGGATCATTCGGATTGGCCGGAGCCTTGCCTGTCTTGCTCCGCACACACATCTCGATGCTGATGCCGTTCGCGTTTTTGGCAATGCCGTAATACTGCCCACCATACTGCGACTGCCTGCCGCCGCCAACTGCCCAACAGTAACGGCCTTTAAGGTCCATGTTGTACTGCCAGATGGACCCGTCAAAGTCCACATAGAAGTCAGCAGACGCCTCTGTGGTCGATCTCTGGTTGTAGTAGTCAATGTTGGCTTTCGCGCCGCCCAAAGCACCTACATAGTGGATGTAGATAAACTCGATGGCTCCGGACCGTGCAGATGTGTTGTGGCTCGGTTCAAAGTTCGGATTCGGGTTGATGACGATGGTTTCCGGCTCCGGCTGCGGCTGCGGCGCTTCACCCGGATAGTAGGTTGACGGCTCCACGCCAGTTAGGTCATCATACTGAGTCAAGTTATACTGCTCAATAATTTTGATAATTCCGCTCGAATAAGTCGGGCCGGTGGCATACCCTTTCTGGTGGACGATCTGGATCAGTTTCCTGTAATCCTTGACATCTTTTATGTCGTTGTAATACTTCGGATTGCCAACAGAATAACCACCCCAGCGCATGAAGCAGAGATAATCCGCAAATGACTGCTCTATATTGTCGTAAATCCGGAAATCGTCCGAAATCGTAACAGGCACGCCGTCATACACTTCCGGAGTCAGTTTGTTAAGCCATTTTCCCGGCCATACAGACAGCCCGATATCCACCCATGACGGGTTCAAGAGATTTTTTTTGATCCCGACCATATTATTTTCTTCCACCAGTGCACGGACGCCAGGGTTATCCCACCAACTCGGAATCGCCGCTCCAAGTTCTTTGTAGGCTTGACCGATCAATACCGATGGTAAGTAAAAGCCAAACCGTTTGCATACCTTCTGAGCATACGGCACAACAGCCTGAATAAATTCCTGTGGTGTACTACATATTTTCATCACAAACCTCCCAAAAGAAAAAGGACGCCGAAGCGTCCTCACTCATTGTTGTTTATGTAATAGATAACCGCCCATATAGCGACAAGCGCCAAGGCGGTTTGCAATGCTCTCATGTGTCTGTTTCTCCCTGTTCCTGCATTAACTGCTTGACGATCTGGTTTGCGCCTGTACTGGCAAGCCCAGATGCCATGCCCACTGCTATGGCGTTCAGAACATCATCTGCCGGAAATCCGGTAATTGTTTTCCATCCAATCACTCCGAGGACGCCGCCAAGCAGCCCAACAATGCCGGGTATCCACTTGTCTATCTTTCCGTTTGCCTTGCAGATCATTCCTATAACGTAACAAATAACAGTGATTGCCACTACGGTTGTAATAATGTTAGGTACCATTGTCGTGTCCTCCTTACAGGAAATCATGCTTTTCTAAGCGCTCATTGTAGTTTCTCTTGATGTATTTCACGGTAGCCGTTGTCTGGTTATTCCGGAACCCTGGATGATCTTCGCAGTACGCCTCGTACTCGTCTATATCGGACAAGCATTGATCAAACGAGTCCTTACTGTGTTTTCGCCCTTCCATCATCTCGTCTGCAAACCGCAGTATCCGCACTCTCATGGATACTGCGTTTCGCTTGTCTCCGGTTGCGCCTAACTCGTCTACCTTGTCTGATAGCTTCTGTATTGCGTCCGTGATGCCCTTGAACTTGTCATACTTGCTGTCATGTCTGCTGATCAAAAACTGAATAAAGGCCAACAAGCCGCCCCCAACGAGGACTGACGCTACACCTGTGATTATGTTCATTGGTAATCCCTCCTTAACCTTGCTGCTTCGTTTATCTTGCCAACTACTTCTAGGTTGTCGAGTTCGTCCGCTGACAGGTGCATTGCAAGCAATCTGAACAGGTCGTCAATCACTTCCTTCTGTATGCTTATTATTTCACTCTGTACCGCATATACGCGTACGAGTTGGTCAAATTCGCTGTCCACTTACGCCTCCACTTCCTTTATTCGTCAGCGTCAAGTAGTGCCCGTACCTGTGCTCTCCATCTTTCCGGTACTTCGTCAATGGTCATCTCGCCGCGTTTGATTTTCCGGTAATAAATCTTCGCCATGTCACCCTCCTATGATCTCGCCAAGTTCTGCAAGGGCGTTTTCGATATCCCGAAGTCTCTGCTCTGAGCCAGATACACTTTCCGGCTGGAAGTCGATGTAATCTTCGGGATTTTCCTGAATGTCCTCTACGTCAAGGTTGAAAACTGCATCGTAAAAACTGTTGAAGTCGCACTCCCATTCAATGTGCGTCTCCTGTGTTTCCGGATCCACTACTTCCACCTGTTCTGCGTTTATCGCTATCTGGCAGTAGACTGTACTGCCATCTGTCGTTATTACAACCTCCTGCGGTTGCGTTAAGAACCTTGCTTTCATGAGATATAATCCTCCGTGCCTTTTTCGATATTTTCTTCCATTGATATTTCTTTCGGAAATGATACGAGTCGGAATACTTCACGTTTGTTGTTCTGGACACAAGGGTTTGCGCTGTTTTCATGTTCGGCTTCTTGATAAACCTGTCCATTGACCGCTTCGTGCGAAGGTAGTTTATCCGTCGCATTTTTGTGTAATCTTTGTTCAGACGAAATCCCATAGCGTCAACTGTAGCGTTTATACCGTCCACAACAATCCAGTTTTCCTTGATGGACAGGCTCAATTCCTTCTCGCAGTACCGCATAAGTTCCGTTTTGGCCTTATGTAAGTCGGAGATACTGTTTCCGGTGATATAAATGTCATCCATGAATATCAGTATCTTGTCGATCAATGGCCTGCTCTTGCCTCTGCGTGTCTTGTGAAGTCCTTCCATGTGATGATACACCTGAGACAAATACAACTGACAGAGTGTGATTGATAGCCTTGAACCGATAGAGATACCTTTTTCCGTGGTGTGCGTGACAAGTTCCCTGATCAGCCAGAGAAGTGGTTCGTTCCGCACAAACTTCGCCAGAAACGCAAACAGCTTGTCCTGTGGGATTGACGGATAACACTTCTTGATATCACAGTGCAGGACATATCTGGTTTTTTGCAGAAAGCCGTGGAGCATTTGAATACCCCAAATCTGTCCTTTGCCGACAACGCATCCGCACTGGTAGTAGCCGAGCCTCGCCAGTGATGGTTCAAGCCCGTTCGCCGCCACGTAGTCGTAGAATTGCTGCCAGATATCTTCAATGGTGATTTCTCGCAGTTTTCCGTTGCACCTGTCAATCCTCTTGTCAGGTATGACTGGCGGCAAATTAAGTTGGCGGCACTTAATGTCGTGTGACATCTGCGCCGCCATTTTGTCTATTGTTCCGTATTCCTTGATCACCCTCTGGATATCCTGCCTGTGGTAATCGCCCCTATCACGATTTGACAGGCAGTTCCAGATGGCTTTCTCAATGAAATCCGTATCAGAAATATCTATGTTTTTGCAATAGCTTTTCATAATCTATTGTTGTCCTGTTCTGAGCGTTCGCCTTACGGTTACCAGCACAGTCTTTGGTAAATCAGACTAAGTTTGTCCCATCCGCTTCGAAGCGGAGTCGGGACGGGTTATCTCTCGATAAAGACACTGTCCATATAACAACCACTGGCGGGGAATTTCATTGCCAGCTTTTTAAGGTTTGCCCGTGTCTAGCGGGACTTTACAACAATTGCGGGAGCCGTTGTTCACGTTCGCATTCCCGAGGTCGTTCCTGCCGTTACTCGCAACGAGGCCATCGTTCGCAGCGCCGTTGTTCAGGTTACCCCAGCCCCGCCACAAGGACAGGCCGAACGCCCCG